TGTTTGAGTCCATGTTAAAATGTTATTATATGTTGTGTTTGACCAGCCTTCACGGGCTTCTCCCGTATCTACGGGGGTCACAATTGCGAGTTGGTCTGTAGCATACTCTATCTGAGCATGAACGCTTAATTGACCTTGGATGAGAACCTCTTCCTCAATCCTTTTCAATTCTTCTTTGAAGTTAATGACTTCCATAGAAATTTTGTTTTTCATAACACTCCTTTAGAATAAGTTCTTAGATTCAGTGTCTCCGCCTGTCGCTCTTCGTAAGCGATCAAGCAAGTCTCCTTTAATCTCAGGTTGGTCAGGCAAGATGCTGGCCTCTGTGTCTTCTTTTATCTTCCTTAGAGTAGGGAACATATCTTCTGATTTTTGAGTAACACCTTGAGCACTTAACAACATGAAAGTCCTCTGGTCTTCTCTCCATCCGATTGGCCTCTTCCTAAAGAACTCAACCCACTTAAGTAGCTCTGTGTAAGACATTTCGTCTTCAACTACATAAGCAGGGATGCCCAAGGAAAAGGCCACTTCATAGACCACCAGATCTTGCGGAGTTAGTTTCCCGTTGCGCTATCTCCGGAGAGACCCGCAAATGCTAGGATTGATTCTGTTAGCTCACTAAGCTCACCAATTGGGAAGGTTTTAAAATCTTCACTGGTCAAGCCTTCAGCTTCAGGCACAGCCACTTTAATGACGTCCTGCAAGAGCATAATTTGGGACTCTTCACCTTTTGCCTTTGAAGCCTTCTGCACAATCTTTTGCACTTTCAGGACTTCGTTGACGGAGAGTTTGCGGATTTCCACTTCTTCTCCCATGAAGGGTACTTTTTTCGTGATTACTTTACCTACGAGATGTTTCATAATGTTTTCCTTATTAACCTAATTTATCTTTTTCTGTGAATAGTTCGGAGTTGTTGGCTTGAAAGTCATCAAGCATTTTCCGGGTTGAGTGCAATACTGATAGTGTTTCCATGATCTCTTGACCCACGGTTGAGTCGTTATCAAAATCTTGGAAGCGTTCGAATGATTTACGAATACTGATATCTACGCTTCGACGCATATGACGGAATGTCGTACGCATGACGAAGGCTTTACTGAATGGTTTATCTTCCATTGAATCTCTCTTATAATGCGAAGGGCAGGCCCCTCCGAAGAGGGACCCTAGAGAACTTAAGCAGCAGCAATAGTAGCTGGGCCGAAGAACTCGGATTGTGTTGACAACGTGATTGTTGCCGTGTTGGTGTCTGTCAAAGCAGGATTAATCATAATCGCTTCAACTTTACCCAAGAAGTAGAACTCTGTGTTCTCAGCTGCCAAAGTAGCGGCAGAACCGCCAGCTGCGTCTACAGCAGTAGCACACATCATAAAGCGGAATACGAGCGAGTCGTTACCGTTTGCGAGTGTGTGGAAGGCTTCCATGTCAGCAGCAACGTAGTTTACAGTTACTTCTAGTGTTGGAGCGTCGGATTGACCCTGAACCTGCGAGGAGGTCTTTTGACCATAAACAGGAACGTTTACGATGTTTGCAGGTGTACCGATTGCTGGGAATTCACGAACCGAAGGAAAGCGAACGTGGTCTGCGTCTGGTGTACCGGGAGTGGTACCAACAAACAAAGCCGCGCATTCAGCTGCGGTGTCTGTATTCGCTGGGATCGTACCAGTGAAGATGTCGATGTAGGTAAAGATACCTGCACCAAGAGAGGAAATATGTGCCATTAGTTTATTCTCCGAATTTTGTAAATGGAATTAAGTAAGTTGCGCTGTATAGCGACTTGTTGACAAGGTCGAGACCCCCCATACTAATATGGGAAGACTTTAAGATCGTGCCGTTTGGTAGTTGTTTATGTTGTAATACTAAATCTAACAGGTCAGCAATAGCCATAGTTCGGCCTTGACCTTCTCCAGCTTTCACAAATATTTTAACTGCCACTAAGCCAGATAACTCTTTTTTAGCGTCATAGGCATAGTCATTACTACCAGAAGGCATGACACTTAGAAGTGTATACTCTGTTACTTGTGACTTAGACCCTTGATAGTTGGAAGGGTAGGTAGGGATTTTATTTGAAGTCCAGTTTCCCGAAGAAAACACCTTTTCAATATCTCTCAAAACTAGTTCATACATTAAGATTTCTCCTTGACCAACTGCAAAGTAATAATGTAGCCATCGTCGTCAAAATCAGTAATGTTGTAAACTTGAGATCCCACTGTCAAAGTATCATAATGATCAATCACAATCGTAGACTTCATCAAAGCTTTCGTAGTGAAAGGCCCATCAGAAGGTTTAGTGGTATTCTCAAGGAATACTGTGACAGTGATATCAGGGTAGTTATCGGTTTCTACTTCACCGGAAGCGAAGTTATAACTACCAACATCATAGTTTGAAAGAACTGCTTCTACTGCTAAGTCACCTATTGCCTTGAAGGCGATGTTGACTGCGCCTTTGATCTTGGATTTTAAGGACATTAGTTAGCCCTCCACCAAGAAGAACCCATACCACCTCCGCCACGCTTAATTAAGGGGCGAAGAGGTTTCATAACAGCAGATGGCCTCATAGGAGTACGAGAAACATCGTTGTTACTATCTGATAAGCTAATACTGCCTACTGAGATACTCTCAAAGGTTTGAGTAGTACCTGCTAGGAGGTCTTCATTATTTACCAGATGTAGGGCTTGTTCGAACACCGCAACTTTAATCTGTTGTGGTATTTCATTTTCAGCTAGTGAAATCACCATACCAAGGCGATGGTCAGCATAAACAGCGTTCTTACGAGGCCAAGCCAAAGACTGAGAAGAACTAATAGCAGAGCCAATCCAAGAATTGTCGTCAACTAACTGTGTAGCTGTGACTAGAGCTTGATCTTTAACATCGTCGGAAATAGAAATCCACTCTGCACTATCGATACGGGTATCAAAGTATAGCGAAGCTTCATCTATAGTTACGTAGCTATTTTCATTGAGAACAAGTGCCATTAGTTCCTCCTAAGTTATTAAGCGTGGAAGATAGGCAGGATGCCCAAGTTCAGAGAGTCCATCTTACGGTCATAAGATGCTTTGTGCTGGTCGGAGGCAACGAGGCCTGTACCGTTCAGCTTTTTGGCTGTGGTGTAAGCTTCATCAGCGTAAGCAGAAATTGCAAGCGCAATGTTCTGGAAGTCTGTATTTGTAATAGTCATTTGGAGTAGTCCTTGTTTGATCTATCTATTTATAGATTAAAGTTACCCAGCTTACCTTTTGAGGCAAGAGCTAGAATTTCTGTAGTAGACATTTCACCAATTTTCTTAGTGGTGTCTGTATTAACAACCCCGTTAGGATTGCCTGTACCTCCTCCTGTGTTAGATTTAACACGGAAAAGGAATGAGTTGTCTTCAGAGTCAGCGTAAGCTTTTACGTAGTCCTGAATATTTGAACCTGTTGAGTGCTGCCAAGCACCATCTTCACCTTGTACCAGTTGGTCAACGATTTCACGGCGAGCCATGTCGCGGGATTTTTCGCTTTTAAAGTCCATACCAGCAAGAGCATTTGTCAAGACACTATCACGTTTTAGACCTGTAGTTTCGGTCTTGTACGTTTCAATTTCTTTACGTGCTACTTCCAGTTCTAGTTCAAGGGCTTCTTGTAACTTGCCTTCTTCCTTCATACGAGCGATAGTAGCAGTCTTAGCGGCTGCTTCAGCGTCGGCATTCAGTTTGATAGCTGCGTCACGTTCAGTGGCCATCTTGTCCATATTTTCTTTCATCTTAGCCAAACGGCCAGCGACGATAGCTTCAATTTCTTCTTCAGGCGTTTTAGTTGTTTCTTCTGCTTTTAGTTTTTCAGCGGCTAAGCGTTCAGCTTCTTGCTCTTCAGCGAGAGTTGCAGCTTCAGCAGCTTCTTGTGCAGCAATTTCTTCAGGTGTCATAGTAATTCTTTCTCAAGCACAGCTTGGGTTTATAAGTTATAGTGAGTCACAGACTCGTTCAGTTGTTAGTTAGTATCATAGCTATTACAAATATTATGATAGTTTTATCATGGACCGATTCCATACCAATCGTTTCCAGTACGGATAGGCTCCATAATCTCTTTTGGTGTGATCTTATTAACAGGGTCAATAAGTCCGTCGTCTTTTGCTCTTTGCAGATAAGCGTTGTAAGTGGCTTTCGAAAGGCCAGCTTTACGCATTGCTTTTAGAGTTTTCTCAATAGTGCCTTCTTTAAGCGCATCTGCGTAGATTTGCCGGAGGGCCCATTTAGCGGGAACCGCTTTACCTAGGTTTGAAAAGAAAGCATCATGGATTGTTCCAGTGTCTACTTTATTCTTTTTCCCCCAAAGGTGAAATTGTCTCACAATTACAGCATCGTTACTGTGGTTGCCATTAACACCAAGACCAATAGAAGCGTCTTGAATGGATTGACCAGACATTAGCTTACCATCTTTTGAAGGTGCTTCGTATAAGTTAAAGACTTTTTCCCCTGTAACAGGGTCTTTGAAGTCAATGCGGACTTGCTCTTTAACTCGGTATCTTTGCATCATTGTTTTACCATCAAAAGTAACCCAAGGTATATCTACAGACCCAGACTCTTTGACAAAGTCTTTAGCCAAGTCTTTCCAGAACCTAATAAACTTACCAGTTACAGGGACTTCTTCTTCTAGTTTTCTCGACATAATCTTAGAAATCTTATCAAACAAACGAGTACCAATAAGGTCTCCTGTTTCATCTGTAAGCTTAGCTAAGAATGTGTGCATGTCTTCGGAGTTCTTTACTCCATCTTTGAACTCAGCTCTTGCTGTTTCGTATAGAGACTCAGTAATAGAAGTACCTTCTTTTGAAGACAATACTACTTTACGTTTTAAATCTCTCAACTCATCAATTCGAGCCCAGTTCTTTCTGTCCATTTCAAAACTAATCTTGGCATCAATAGCAGACTTAAACTTATCAACCTCTTTAGTAGAGATCGCAATCTTACCTTTAGAAGCTAGAACTTTAGCAAACTGGTTGGCTACGTTAGCAGCTTTAGTTGCGTCTCCAGCACCATAAAAGGCAACCATGTTTTGATTCTTAGCAGCCTTCATAAGATCTGTCCAGTCTAAGTCCAACTCCGCTAACTCAGGGATAGCGAGAAAGTCAGGATCTTCCACTGTACGTTTAGCAATTTCATCATAGAGTCGCTGTTTCCTTGGAGTCTGTAGAACGTTAGAAAGCTCTGCAGCTGCACGATCACCAGTAGAAAGAGAAATAATCTGAGCACCAGAGGAACTAGCGTCATTCTCGATCATCATCTTAGTTTTGTATTTAGAGATTCGAGTCAGGTCTTCAGGTGTCCAACTGGTCTTGTCAGTTGTCATCTTACCTCCCATGTGATTATAGATACGAGTGTACTCAAGAGCTAACCGAGCAAGCTTACCTACTTCTTTATCTTCAGTAGCAGCTACAAGCGGATTAGAAAGGAACTCCTTAACTCTCCGGTCGGGCTGTGTTGTGTTTAGCATAGAGTTACCAATAGCGAGGAGGTTTTTCTCTTCGTCTTGGAAAGACTTCAGTCTACCCTTTAGTGTTAGAGTGTTCAAAGGGCTACCAACTAAGGCTCCGATCTGAACTTGAAGTTCTTCAATAGCATCAGCATCGATCGCAATAGCTTTTTCAGTGTTTAAGAAAGGCCTTACAGCTTCTCCTTTTGTAGGTGTCAGCAGACCACGGTGGTAAACTCGACCACGGAAGTCAATAGAAGCATCTACAGAGAAAGCTTGATTACGTTTTCTGTGGTATTTAGCAGTAGCTAGTACGCCACGACCATCGTTACCACGAGACAAGAATAACTTTTTCCATTCATTTACACTATCCCACTTCTTAGCTTCACCACGTTTGTCATTGAAATAAATAACACGTTCAGCAAAATCAAAGAACTCGTTATCAACCTCATATTTAGAGGAGGTAGCGTGGTTCAGCATTGTAGCCATGTCGTTATCTATTTGATTTTCATCGTAGTCAGCGTAGACCTTATCTGAAACCACAGGCATTGAGGTTTTACGGTCACGAGCATCAAAGTATTCCTTGTGCCCAGCCTTAGCATAAATCTTATCACGCGGGTGGTAAATACCAAATCGTCTAGCTGTACGGGATTTCTCCGATGTAATCTGTAGCTGCCTCATTGGGCCATTAATAATTGTTAACTGTCGAGTTACGTTAGTGCCTCGTAGTGACTTATCACCAGAAGGCAACCCCGTAGCTAAATCTATAGGAGATGAAGTACCAATATCACGTAGAGTGGTGGTACGGATCATGCCTTGCTTCTCTAAAGAGTTAATAACACGACTACCATCTTTGTGGAAGTCTTTTAAGCTCTTTGAACGGAAGGGGTTTAGACCTCCTAACTCCTCATCAAATATCTGTCCGATTTTAATAGCTAACATATCGTAGTCAGCGCCATCAGCTGTAGCAATAGACTCCATTGACTTAGCAGTCGCTTTAATAGTCTTTTCTTTTAAGTTTTCCAAAGACTTAGCACGGTCTCTAGCATGTAGAAATTCTAAATCTAGGAATTCACGAAGCTTACCTCGTGTTTTATTAATTTGTTGTCTCATCCAAGAGTCTGAAGGAGGGTTCTTTGAAAAGAACTTTTGTAGTTTAACCTTCAAGGTGTAACCCGGAATTGCTTCTAACAGCTTGTTAGTTAGTTGTTTACGAGAAGGGTACAGCTTAATAATAGGCTGTGCGTAAGCTGCTAGAGGGGCCTTACCATTGAAGTAGGCCTTAGTAGCTAGTTTTACGCCTTCTTTACCGCGCCATGTCTCAATGTAGCGGTTATCATCGATTTGAGAATCAACAAGTTCAGAAATAGTATACTTCTTGTTAAACAAGTAAACAGCGGGATCGTCATCTAGTTTAGTCGTTAGACCTCCAAATAGCTTACCACGGTCAGCACTACGGTTGAACATGAGAGTACCAAGATCCTGAACAGCGTTAATTGTGAATTTGCGCATTACAGAAGTAGGTTTTAACCATGCTTCGCCTGTTTGGTTATAGCGAGTAAAGGTTTGACGTAGAACATCAGTAATTACAGCCCTCTGGTTGATAGACACTTCTCTACCTAGCTCTTTAACGAACTTAGTAATGAATTCTTTTTGAGGCTTTTCTAACAAGTCACTATCAGCTACACGAGCTAAACGCTCTGCGAGGATTTCTGGTTCTTGTATCTGTAAATGAC